GTGTACGACCGTAGACTTTGGGATTGGCAAAGAGCACAACGTGATTTAAATGCTAATTTAAATGCTCCAGGGCAATTGATAGGTAGATTATCAGTTAGTAATGTCAACGGATTCCCGCTTAAAGGTGCAGTGCAAGTTGATACTATCACAGTAGATGAAGATTATCGTGGTGGAGGCATTGCCAAAGCATTGTATGGTATAGTACTAACTATTATGAAGCGTCCATTAATTGCAGGAAGTAGTCAAACTCCTGGTGGTCGTAAGAACTGGGTTAGTCTTGCTGGTATTCCTGGAGTACAAATGAAGGGTTACGTTAGTTTTGATGAAGACGACTTAGACACTAGACCAAGTCCATACAGTATGACTACACCTGCACAGGCCAACAAGAATATTGATACTATCATGGGCGAATTGGGTGGACAACATATTGGTCGTGGACGATACGGTGATGATTACTTTGCATTCGATGTCAAACCAAATACAACAGGTACAGAATTAGAAGCATACGTTGATACAAAACTAAGCAAAGTATACGGCAATTACAATTCATCTACTGGCTTGTACGCTATCTGGACTGGTCAAGCATGAGAAATCTTATCAACCTAATTGAATCTGTAAACCGTGGTTGCCCGCCTGCTACACAAAGCATTGACCTCAACTTGAAGAATCGTCAAAAAGCTATCGACGAGTATCATTACGGTCCGCTAAATCCTGCTGAGCCCAACGATGAATACTGGGGTAAAATTGCAGATCAGTGGAATACTAATATTGAGGAAGCAAAATCTGCTAGATGCGGCAACTGTGCAGCCTTTGATATTACAGAAAAAACACTGGATTGTATCAACAAAGGTATTGGGGGCAATGATAATGTTGACATTATTGAAGCTGGAAAACTTGGGTATTGTAGATTTTTAAAATTCAAGTGTAATGCCTTACGAACATGTAGTGGTTGGGTCGAAGGCGGGCCTGTAACAGATAAAAAAAGATGAGAGCTAACGAATTCATTTCAGAAAAATGGAGCCAGAAATACAAACGCTCCATCAACTGTTCACGACCTCGAGGATTTAGTCAACGTGCTCATTGTCAAGGCCGTGCCAAAAATGAAGATGAACAACTGGATGAGTTGGATTTTTTAGGAAGTCCTTGCACCAAAGATTGTTCAGGTCACCGTGCGGGATATGAGTGGTCCAAGGCACGTGGTGGACGTGATGCTGCAAGCCACAGTCCAAGCTTTAATAATGGAGCAACACTGGCCAGGATGGGCAAATGACACCAGACCGACATTTTGTTGCTCTAGTGTGTCATGTGTTTTGTGACTGGGAAGGTGATCCTCCCACTTACCGGGCTTATGTTAATGATGAGTTGTTTGCAGAACGTACATGGCGATGGACAGACGAGTATTTGGAAGAATTGTTACAAATTTCTGCTCCAGCAGGTACCTACAAAATCAAATATGAATTGGTGCCACCGTTTACTGGCAACATAAAAGTAAAAAAATACCTGATTGAGTACGGGCCGCCTGGGACAGAAACGCTCAAAGGTGATATATTAAGGATTGGTTATGCGAGCACATGAATTTATCAAAGAAGATGCATCGGCAAGTTCAAGCTGTGCAGGCAATATGGCCACAGTGTCGCTACCCATGGGCACGATATCAAGATCTACTGCTTCTTTGCAAAATGGTAAATACTTTAATGATCCTGTAAAGGATTCTCAATTAAGGAAACACCGTGCTCGTCGACAATTTAAAAACTCTATTAGCAACTGAATATGCTTTTGCTATCAAAGCTCAGTTGTTTCACTGGAACGTAGAAGGCCCAGATTTTGCACAATTGCATGAATTCTTTGGCAATCTCTACCAAGAAGTCTACGACGGCAGTATAGATCGCACAGCAGAGTATATCCGCGCCATGCAAGACTATGCGCCAGGCAGCTTTGAGCGTTTTGCAGAACTGAGTCAAATTCAAGGCCAAACAAAAATCCCCCGAGCCAGGCTCATGATTGAAGAATTATTGCAAAACAACGATCTCATGTTAAATTTGTTAAATGAATGTTTTGCAGCAGCAGAGCAAGAAAATCAACAAGGTATTGCTAATTTTATTGCTGAGCGTATTGATGCACATCAAAAATGGGCCTGGCAATTACGTAGTTTTCTTAAGGACCAGAGAGCATAATATGTTAAATGAATTTTATGTTTACGCATATCTAAGACAAGATGATACTCCTTATTATATAGGTAAAGGAAAGAACGACCGTGCCTATAGTTTAAATCATGGAAGGGTATCTGTACCAAAAGATACAAGCAGAATAGTATTTTTAGAAACAAATTTAACAGAATCTGCCGCGCACGAATTAGAAAAAAAGTTAATCAATGAGCATGGTAGAAAAGATTTGGGGACAGGTATATTGATGAATCAAACTAACGGCGGCGAAGGCAGTTCTGGTAGAGTTTTATCTGATACGTCTATTGAAAAAATTAAAACGGCTGTCAAACAAAGAAATTTAGAAGGCCTAGTAGGCTTTTCATTAGGACATGCAGCAACAGCCGGGCAAAAAGGAGGAAAAAGCAAATCTCCTCAAAAACTTCAGGCTATAGAAAAAACTCGTTTAAAGAATGTAGAAAGAATCCAAAACACTAAATGGATGTACGATTCTTTGAACAACAAATATAAAAGAATAAAATCCAACGAAGTGCAATCTTTCTTAGAGTCAGGTTGGGAATTAAAGTGCAGACCGGCATGGAATAAGGGATTAACTTTGAAGAAAGAGCAGCAAGCATGAGCAACGACATTTCCACCATACTGCAAAAGTTGGCTCAAATTGAATCAACTCCAGTTAAAAGCGCCATATCAGAAGCCAAGATATCGCCTGCTGCTCCTAAGTTGCCAGCATTGTTTAAACCTAAAAAAATTACTCCTGTGTTGGGATCCAAAGAAAAACAACACCCAACCCATGCTTACTTTGTGGGCGATGATGTTGAAGTTGGACAAACGCCTCTTGAAGAAGCAATGAAAAGTGTGGAAGAAGAAGTCATTGACAAAGTACGCAAAGACTTGACATCATATCTTGATGCTCTAGCCAATCAACAAACCGTTGATCAAGAATTAAAAGACAAAGCCAAAAGCAGTATACAAGATGCAAACACAGCAGTACCAGGTGAGCAACGCATGGCTGACGAAAGTTCTCTTGGCAAAATAGGCGGCGCAATTGTAGGAGGCGCATTGACCAAAAGCGTGGGCGGCGCAATAACAGGTGCTGCTATTGGTGATGAGTTAACTGATCAAGCTCATTCACCTGTTGATTCCAAATCCAATTTGATCAAACGAATTGCCATGGAAGATGGAACCAGCTGTGACATACACGGCAACGAAGCAGATGGATTTGAAATTCGACGAGGTGATCGCAGATTACCTACTATATTCCGCGAAATTGATGATGCTGAAACAGCAATACAATTGTGGAAAGGGCACAGGGCCCGCCGTGGTCAAACTGACTCCAATCAAGATTATGTGGATGAACGATAATGATACTAAACGAATTTTTTAACAACAATCAATTTGAAAACAAAAGTTTTGGTAATCCAGAACCAGAACAACAACAAATGGATGCTGATCGCCGTGGCAGACTTGGTCGTGAGCGCAATGCAGGTCTTGACGAACCAGATGATGCTGTGTCAGGCTCCGTACAAACAGGCAACGGCGTGTATGAATACACTGTGCCCGCAGGCCAAGAAAGCACAGCACAAGAACTAGGGCTGCAACAGCACCGAGGACATTGGGTAAGTCGTGTGCCGATCCAACGAGCAAACTTTCAATTTGGTCGTCCACAGTTTCATGAAATTCCATCACCGGGTGTGGCGGAAGGCGTTAGAGATTTAGGATATGATGCACAATCTCTTATTATGAAACTACGCCGAGATGTAGAAGAAAAAAGATTACAACCTACTCCACAAGCAGTATTAGCGGCCGCAAGAGAGTTAGCCGGTGATATGGAGTTTGCTCCTCAACTGTTAGTAAAACAAGTATTAGGGCAAGGTGTGGCGGAAGGCTTGGAACAACCTAAAGAAGCATTTCAAGCAATACAAAAGCTACAAAGATTTGCACAAGACAATCCAGATTTTACACTGCAACAACTAGATAACTTACCGAGCCGTGGTAATCCTATCAAGCCAATGTTTGCCAATGCAAATCTTGCTATTGATACATTGATTCAAGCGTATAAAACAAGAAAAGAACTGGGTAATGCTGAGTTTTTGAAACAGTTAAAAGATGAAATAAACTATTTTTTAACTGACCGCACTGCCAGTCAAGATCCTACAACACTAGGTGATTTATTGCAAGGAAAATTAGGTAAGATTAATTTTCAGCAACGTGTGGCGGAAGGCTCTGAGTATAAATCTCGTCATGCTCACAAGCAAGAGCAAGAGCAAGACAAAGCATACGCTGACTATAGAACTAAACATGCTACTTCTAGCATGGCATTGATGACTAGGGCAGAATTCGCAAAAGATCAAAGAGAAAGAGCAGCAAAAAAGAAGCAAGGTGTGGCGGCGGGCTCATCTACGAACGCAGAAGTTACTAAACGAGCAAAAGCCGCTGCCCAAAAGGCAGGCAAGACATTTGATACTGATGTTGAGTATCGCTTGTGGTACGCAATTACCACCCAAGCAAACGCCGCAACACGAAAAGCGGACAAGAAGCAAGGTGTGGCGGAAGGTGATGATATTGGATATCATCAAACTAGCGGAACCAAAGCTGGTCATACTATTAGTTCTAGAAAACTTTCTAACAAGCCGCAGGCATCCAAAGCTGATGTTACTTTGCAATCAGGGTCAATGCATCACAGCGGCGAATCATATGATTTTCCAAAAGGAACTTTGTTCACACAATTACCAGGTGGCATATTTGCCAAACATCCAAGTGTACCAGAAACACATCCTGGATATGGCCATTTGATTAGAAGAAGTGAAGATAATATTCACGCGATTCATAGTGCCCTTACTAGTGAGCAAGGCATAACCGAAGGCGCTAGCGATTTCGTCGGTGATTCCATTGAAGCACTAAGAAGTAGCGTTCCTGGATTGAAACAACAAGATTTCTTAGACGAACTGTATATGTATATTGAAAATCAGTACGGACAACGAGCAGCAGAAATGATGTCTAATGCTGGACAGGATGATTACGATGAGTGGTATGACAGTTATTTAGATAACTCTGACCAAGGCATAACCGAAGGCGGCTTTAAGAATTTGTATGCAGAATTTTCTGGATATGGAAACTACATGCAAGGTCGTGCTGTCAATGTATTCACCAAAGCCGGCTTGGAGATTGTCAGCAAAGAATACTCAGAAGATGACGATATACAAACTTATGTTGTCAAGGGTGACCGTCAGTCTATTGAAAAGGCTGGCGAGTTCTTGGAACGTAATCCTGAACAGTTTGGTGGATATCATTTTGTTAAGCAAGGTGTATCAGAGAACTATCCTAAACACCAAGACTTGAGTGGTGTTAGTACTGACAAACTCAAAGCATATGTTGCCAAACAAAGTCAACAATCAGTGCCGGGCGAAGGTAGTCAGGTCAAGCGTGTTCGTGCCGAATTACAGCGTAGAAGTCAAGGTGTGGCGGAAGGCTCGAACGATACTATCTACCCTAATGCCGAAGTAATTAAATCACGCAACGGTAGACCAGTTGGTGAGATTTATCAAGACGAAAATGGTTGGGGATTTTTCCATTATCGTATGGACGGCGGCAATGATTTTATTGATTCCAGAGAAGACGCAATCGAAGGACTCAGAGACCTACATCAAGAAACAGTTCGTAGTCGTCCAGACTATACTATCAAAGGTGTGGCGGAAGGCTCTGAATCCCCGGAGTTGGAATTAGAACGACTAAAGCTACGCCAAGATGCTGAACATGGTCGTGCATCATTAAAGCGTCAGTCTGAGACACAGGCACGTATTCGCAAACTTGAAAAGCAAATCAAAGATAAGCAAGGTGTGGCGGAAGGCTCGAAGAATAGCAGGAACGATGACCACGATAGATTGGCAACAGGCACTAATGAGTCACGGCTGGCCAAACGTGCATTGATGCACAAGATCTTGAAAGGCTAACCTCAGGTTGCGATCACCGTTGAATTTTTGTATACTAGTATTATCTCAACAAGGATATTACTATGGAAAACAAATCATTCAACGGTGATCAAAAAATCAAGCTGGCTCAAATCTTCAATGAAGGTATGGCTGTTATGCACGAGATTGATACACTGCAAGGCGGACTCACAGACACTATCAAAGCAATAGCAGAAGAACTGGAAATCAAACCAGGCGTTCTCAAAAAAGCAATTCGTATTGCACACAAAGCACAGTTTGGTCAAGAAAAGCAAGATCACGATTTGCTTGAAACAATTTTGGAAACTGTGGGCAAGACCCTATAAGTACTGTTTTACACAGCGAGTCGCTCACGTTACGAGCATGTATCACGGCCCACCGGCCATAATCGGAGTTAAATGAGTTACGTAGACGCACTATTTTCGCGAGACAATGACCGCATTCATGTGGTAGAACGCCGCAACGGCACACGCACATATCAAGAGTACCCAGCCAACTATGTTTTTTACTACGAAGATCCTCGTGGTAAGTTTCGTAGCATTTATGGAAATCCTGTTTCAAGATTCAGTTCAAGAAACAACAAAGAGTTTCGCAAAGAAATGCGAGGCCAAAGTCACAAAAAATTGTACGAGTCAGACATCAATCCTATCTTTAGATGTTTAGAAGACAACTACAAAGGCCAAGACGGTCCTCGACTGCACACAGCGTTTTTTGACATTGAGGTCGACTTTGACCCAGAACGCGGGTTTAGTCGGCCAGAAGATCCATTCAATCCTATCACAGCCATATCAGTGTATCTAGACTGGTTGGATCAATTGGTCACACTTGTGGTACCTCCGCGACACATGACACCAGAAACTGCCAACGACATTGCGGCAGAATTTGAAAATACCATCGTGTTCACACAAGAAACAGAAATGCTCAAGGTATTTCTAGATCTTATTGATGATGCAGATGTCATGTCAGGTTGGAACTCAGAGGGCTTTGATATTCCTTACTGTGTGAACAGGATCACTCGTGTGCTGTCAAAGGATGACACACGCAAGTTCTGTCTTTGGGGACAGTTGCCCAAGAAGCGTATGTTCGAACGATTTGGTGCTGAACAAGAAACATACGACTTGGTTGGTCGAGTGCATATGGATTATATGCAACTTTACAGGAAATACACCTACGAAGAACGTCACAGCTATAGCTTGGACGCTATTGGTGAATACGAACTAGATGAACGCAAGACTGCTTTTGAAGGTACACTGGATCAGTTGTACAATCAAAACTTCAAAACGTTTATTGAGTACAACAGACAAGATACCTTGCTGTTGGCCAAACTAGACAAGAAACTCAAGTTCCTTGATCTAGCAAACACACTTGCTCATGAAAACACAGTGTTGCTGCAGACCACAATGGGTGCAGTTGCTGTGACTGAACAAGCTATCATCGTCGAGGCGCACGAACGTGGCCTTGTAGTTCCTAACCGTAAAGAAAGACTCGCAGATGAAGACACACAAGCCGCAGGTGCCTATGTTGCTTACCCCAAAAAAGGCGTCCATGAATACATCGGTTCGATCGACATTAACTCGCTCTATCCCTCGGCTATTCGGGCCCTTAACATGGGACCCGAAACCATTATTGGACAACTCAGACCTACAGCAACAGACAAACTGATTCGAGATCGAATGACATCAGGTATGAGCTTTGCCGCAGCCTGGGAAGGCTTGTTTGCTAGCTTGGAATACACTGCTGTGATGGAACAAAATCGCGGCATGGAAATTGTGATTGATTGGGAAGGTGGAGAATCCACCACACACTCAGGTGCAGAAGTTTGGCACATGCTGTTTGACTCAAACCAACCCTGGGTGCTGAGTGCAAATGGTACTATTTTTACATACGAAAAAGAAGGTGTGATTCCAGGTTTGCTCAAACGTTGGTATGCTGAACGTAAAGAGATGCAGGCCAAGCTCAAAGAAGCAATCAACTCTGGTGACAAAGTAGCAGAAGAATACTGGGACAAGCGTCAGCTGGTCAAGAAAATTAACTTGAACAGTTTGTACGGTGCTATTCTCAACGCTGGCTGTAGGTTTTTTGACAAGCGTATTGGACAAAGTACTACACTTACAGGAAGAAGTATTGCCAAGCACATGGATGCACACGTGAACGAGTGTATTACTGGAAAGTATGACCATACTGGAGACACTATTATATACGGAGATACTGACTCTTGCTACTTCTCGGCTTGGCCCACAGTTCGACAAGAAGTTGAACAAGGAAAAATGGAATGGTCAAACGAGATCTGCATCCAACTCTATGACTCTATTGCTGATCAAGTGAATCAGAGTTTTCCTGTGTTTATGGAACAGGCGTTCCATGTGCCGCGTGAAATGGGTTCTGTTATCAAGGGTGGTCGAGAAGTAGTTGCCAGCAAAGGCTTGTTTATTACCAAGAAGCGTTATGCAGTCATGATCATTGACAAAGAAGGCAAACGAGCAGACGTAAACGGCAAACCTGGTAAAGTCAAAGCCATGGGCCTGGATTTGAAGCGTAGTGATACACCCAAGGTCATTCAAGACTTTTTGAGCGATCTACTCAATGATGTGTTGACTGGAGTGCAACGTGAAGAAATTGTAGAGAAGATTCGCACATTCAAGTATGCGTTCAAAGAACGTCCAGCTTGGGAAAAAGGATCACCCAAGCGTGTGAACAACTTGACCAAGTATTCAGCAGCTGAAGCCAAAGAAGGCAGAGCCAACATGCCCGGACACGTGAGAGCTGCCATGAACTGGAATACCATGCGTAGGATGAATGGCGACAAGTATAGTTTGCAAGTGGTAGATGGTATGAAAACTATTGTATGCAAGCTAAAACCAAATGCATTGGGATGGACGTCTATTGGATATCCTACTGATGAACAAAGACTGCCTCACTGGTTTGTAGAGTTACCATTTGATGATTCACAAATGGAAGCCACTGTAGTTGATCAGAAAGTTGACAACTTGTTAGGTGTGCTAGAATGGGATCTAGAAAGATCTACCAATACCAGTAATACATTTAATAGTTTATTTGATTTCTCATGAAACTCAGCGAGATTGTTGCACAAAAAAATATAATAGACACACTAACTGTTTCTGAAATTGCAGAAACTACCAGACTGGGTCTTAACAACATTGTTGAAATAGTCAAAAGAGCACAATTGCCAATAGAACAACAACTTGAAGATTTGGATACTTCAAGTTTTGTTATTGACAATGTGTTGACCAACTACGAAACTGTTGTTGAGTCTATTCAGATAGCTGCATTAAATGCGATTGAAAGTCATGAAGAATCGTATTTTAAACACAGTGCGGACTTGTACGAGAACATGCGTCACGAGGAGGTTGACTATGTACTAAATCGAGTCAAACCCATGCAGGACGCCACACGAGAGTTGATAGAGGCTCGGACAAAAATCTACTCTGATTGGAGATTCCCTGGCATGATAATTAGGCCAGCTCGGGAAACACAAATCAACTGTTTAGTGGCTTTGGATCCGTTGTATATAGTAGATACCCGGGCCGATTTGTTGTTGCCTGCAATGTCAAGTTTTACTCCAGAGTACCAGGCTCGAGTAAGACAATATGTTATTGACGAATACACTGACAATCCTATTTTTGATAGCATACCAAAAAATCAGTTGGGGTTTGTGTTCTCCCACAATTACTTTCAATATAAACCCATTGGTATATTACAAAACTATATCAAAGAAGTATTTGAATTGTTAAGGCCAGGCGGCGCATTTGGATTTACCTATAACGATTGTGACTTTTCTCATGCGGTGCGTTTAACAGAGCATCACTTTCACTGTTACACACCAGGTCGACTAATCAAACAATATGCATTGGACCTGGGGTTCAATATTGTATTTGAGCATCATGGTGAAGACAACGTGCATTGGTTAGAATTACAAAGGCCTGGCGAAAAGGATAGCTTACGTGGTGGCCAGGCGTTGGCAGCGATTGTATCTAAAAATGCTTGGGTAGGCAAGAAAAAATCTAAATACCCAGATGAAAATACACCAAAGACTATTGACATTCCTACCCCGGTGTCATATACTAGTGATGAACTGTTAAGACTGCAAATTTCTGCGGTGATATTAGGCATTGATAGTGAAGACCGAATTTTTAATTTGTATACACCAGAGAAGCTGTATAGATTGGTGAACATTCGGATGAATCAAGGTGGCATAGAAATTGCCAAATTCAATGAAAAACTTGAAAGAAAGATTAACAAAAGGAAAAAATTATGAGAGATTATTTACTTGACTTAGTGAAACACACAATTGACGTAGGTCCATTGGATACTATTAGAATTGACGGCGATGCAGAAACAACCAAAGTCACTGGTGTTGCTCCAGAAAATCTTTTTGTGCTGCAAGGAGAATTTAGTGCACCGGTGCCTGAATTCGTTGGCACAATCGGTATGCCCAACTTGAACAAACTTAAAATTTTGTTGAACTTGGAAGAATACAGAGAAAAATCTAAGTTGTCTATTTCGCACAAACAAGACGGAAGCCCGGAAGTGATCAATTTTGAAAACTCCAATGGAGAC